ACTTGAGAATTACTAGAAGTTTTTAACTGTATGTTTAGTCCAGCAATTTGCATTGCCGCATCTTCAACGTAAACCATATTTGTAATACTGTAATGGTGCGTTCCACTAGCAAATTTAATTTCAGTAGTAAGCAGTTGCATAGTATGGCCACCGCCTATTAACTGACCTTGTAAAATGGTATTATTAGAAGTTTGTACAATTTCAAAATCTACTTTTATTAAAACAACCTTCCCAACTGCAACATCGCTTAAATCAATTTTAGAAGTGGCGCTATTCCATAAACTACCGGTTACATAAGCTGGCTTATATACTTCCGTTGTGTGTTCGCCTTGCTTATCGTTAGTTATGTTTGTCCAGGTGTCAGCAGATAATACAATAGGCGTTGTAAGCGTTGCTACATCTTCATAATTAGCAAAGCCACCTTTATCGTCATAAATAGCATTTACGCTAGTTTTTATTTCGTTCATATCCGCAGCGGTTACCTTGTTTATAGAAGGTAATTCGCTAACCTGGTTATCGACTTTTGTGGTATATGTAATTTTTGCCATATTAACTTTGTAATTCTATTTGTAATCCGTTTTGTAAGCCACCTATTTTTGTAATTGGCTCAACTCTATTTGACAATTCTAATATTGCCCTGTAATACGTATGGTCCTTTAAATCGTCTGTTAGGTACGTTACGCCTTCATTTACGCTTGTATATACTTTAAAACCATACTCCGACAAATCTAAATAACCTGCCGACCTGGTTCGAAGCAAAGATAATATTATTGAAATTGCCAAGTTGCAATCTAATTCGCCACCATTGTCGCCATTAAACCTTGTAACAACCTCAACGCGCGTAAGCAATTCCATTGTTAGGCTGCTTTGGTTTTGGTCCACTTCGTTATTAGAAACGCTATAAACTAAAATATAAGGCGCTACGGCATTGCTAGGCACCCTGTTATAAACTTGCAAAGCCTGGCCGTTTAAAAGCACCTCGCCAGTCAGTTTTTCTATTATCGCCTTGCGTAAGTAATGTATTGCTTCTAACATTATTTAATTTCTTTTTTAATTATCGCCTCAACTCGTTTTAAACCCTCTGCAAACGCTTTTCGTATGCTTATAAAGAAAAAAGGTTGCGCCCTCATATATCCATCTTTAGCGCCTTTAAATTGCGCGGCATAGCTATCCGGTATTCCTAGTTGCTTCATATCTTCTAAGGTTACAAATCTACCAGTTCCAAATTCTACATAAGGCGCATATTTAGCTTTTGCAAATACACTTAAACTTGTTTTGGTAAGCCTTTCGACCCCTATGCTATTTATTAATGGCGATTTGTTTACAGGCACCGCTTTTTTAGCCCTCCTAGAACTATCCAAAGCCATACGCCCCAATTCATTAGATAATTCTTGCTTACTCAAATCTTCAAGCGCTTTTAGCTTCTTTTTAAGCATAAGCAAAGAATTACTATTTATTTTTGCCTTAATCAATTTTAGTTGCCATTATATCGGTGTAAAAACTTTCTACACTATCGAATTTAGAATTTATCCTGTACTCTGCCGCATCTGTAGAAACCGTTATCACGTCGCCAATATTAATACCGTCAGCGCTTTTTTTACGCATCTTAATTTCAACCTGTAACTCTAACGACCTTTTGCCGTTTTCCTGGCTTATTTCCCCAGAAATTTGCTTTACGTCGGCCCAATACGAAACGTTGTAGTCGGCAGTATTTTGCCAGCCGCCAAATTCGTCTTGAACGCGCGTTGTCTTTTTTACCGTAATTCGGTTATTTAGTTTTCCAGCTTGCATTAAATAAACATCGTTTTATATCCGCTTAATATGCTTTTTACGTTTGTTGGTATTTGCGAAACAATAGTACCAGTTACAAAGTCTGCCCTGTTGTCGTACAAATTAGAAACCATTTGCAATAGCGCCTGCTTAATAAGGCCGTCGTTTAATCCGGCAGTTGTATATGTAACTTTTACGTTGCTGCTAGGTCCACCGTCTAATTCAATACTTAAATCGTCCAAACCATATTCTGTAAACGTTGCAGCTTCGCCTTCAATAGTTACACCTGTAACAGTGTCAATAGGCGCAAAAGGCAAATCAAATAAACCAGAAGTATCGGATAGGTAGTAAGTTCTGTTTTTAGCTACTATATCGCGACTAATATAATTCTCGCACCAAATTCGTGCCTCTGTAATCATATTTGCAATAAGTGCATCGTCTTCGTCTGTATCAATTCTAACGTAGCTTTTAACGTCGGCAGCAGTTATTATCTCGTTGCCTAGTAAACTATTTACTTTAATTTGGCGCATAGCTTAATTCTTTTTAGTTCTGCGCTTACGTGGCGCCTTATTTTCTTTGGTTTCAACCTCTTGTTTGTATTCTTTTACAATAGGCTCCTTATACTCAATGGCGATACCAACGGCTAAATAATGCTTTGCAATATCGTCTTTAACCTCAACAATTGTGTTTTTCTTATGTACTTGGCTGCCATCGACAACGCTTTTTAACATTTGAAGTTTCATAATATTTAATTTGTGTAAAGATAAAAAAAAAGGCGCTACCAAAAGATAACGCCGATTTTAACTAAACTATGTTTATTATGCAGAAAACAATAGCGCAAAGTTATTAAATTTATCTGTATTATGTTTATTTAATCGCATACTTATTTGGCCGGTGTTTGGCATTATTAACCAATCGCCTGTTTGGTGTAAGTAAATAGCGTAATACTCAAAGTCTGTTGGCTTATACCTATTATTGCCCCATTGTATCATATCGTTTTTATCGCCTCTGTCGCTTATGCTCCTGGACTTAACCTGGACCTTAATAAGGCGCGAACCGTTGTCAATTATACAGTCGTAAACACTAGCGTCCAAAATAGGCTTTGACACTTGCAATCCTAACTCCATACAAATAGCAAAAAATTTGTACTCTGCCAGGCAACCAATTTGGTTAATATCGGTAAGCATAAAACAAAGCTACAAAAAAAAGCGCCCTGTTTAACAAAGCGCCTTTTACATCACAAACAAACCAAACTATTTCTTTTTAAAATTCTTATAAACATTATTCGCTTGAAGGGCCAGCATAAAGCTAATCACTAAAAAGCTAAACCAATTAAAATTAATAAAGGTATTGACCCACCACAGGCCGGCAACTAATCCTAATATAATTACATTACCGATTTTTTCACTTGTTAAATTTTCCATATCTTAAATTTAGTCATTTTTTGTTATTTCCTCAATACAAAGTTTTTCTAACTCATATATCTGCGACGTCTCTAGTATATCGTATATATCTATATTTGACCCAGCGTAAACGTGTTCTATTTCAAACTCGTGGCCGCTTCCAGGGTAATCAAATGCGCGTTCCTCGCCTTTGTAATATTCGCCCTCGATTGCTAACACTACGCCTCTATAATTGACCGCTAAATTGCTCATATTCTATTTCAATTTTTCTAATTAATAAATCTCTAACTTTTGTTAGCTTGTTTTTTACCAGTGCATTGTCCGAAATCTCGGCTAAATAAATGCAGTCGTTCAAATGCTCAAATATTTCGTCCATAGGTTGGTTATTTAATTACTCCGTTTGGTAGCTTAATTTCTATAACTATATTTGCCTCGTGGTTTTGCATCTCAAACCATCTGTTTTCTTCTAGTCTATTATTGACCACTGTTTCATTTGCGTACATTTCATTGTGCGCATCTCTAGTATCTGAATCAAATTTAAAGTGCCTAGCAGTTATTGTCTTTGGATACATTTTTTGTTCTTCTTTAGTAAGTGCCATATCTGTTTTGTTTTGTTTTAGCTAATTTAAAATAAACTTTTAATATACCAAACAAAATGCAAAAATATTTTTAATTTATTTTTTAGGCATAAAAAAACCCCAGCCGTTAAGCCAGGGTTTAGTTTGTTATTTGCTAACTAATTAGGCAGTCTCTAAAGCTGCTTTGTCAGTTGCGAAATCTCCAGTTACGAATCCGTTTGGTAAGTAGTTAGTTAAAGCTACTCGCTCGCTTACTCTTACAGTTACGAAACCGTCTCTTACGTTTGTTCCATCTTCTCTAAAGAACTCAACAGAAACGTTATCTCTAACCCATAGTTGCGTACCCATTCCGAAGTTACCAACTAAATAGTCTCCAGTTGGAATAGCCGTGTTAATTACAACAGGCACTCCTAAGAAAGTAGGCTGCAATCCAGCGTAAACAGAATCTTTAATATAGTGGTTATCTGAACCTTTCAATAATAAGATTTTGTGGAAATCTGTTGGGTTAAGCATAATATAATCAGCGTTGTAGTTAGATAACGCTAATTGGTTTAATGCAGCAGTTAATACGTCAAATTCGTTAGCAGCTTCTACTGCTCCAGCAAATCCGCCAGCAGCAAATGCAGTTGCATCAGTAATAATACCGGATAAGTTAGAACCAGTACCAGCACCGCTTAAAATTTGCGTGTCCTCAACTTCCAATAATTTCTCTGGCGCTCTTGCAGATAAATAAGAAGTAAGTTGTGGCGTGTCAGCTAACATTTCCTCAGAAATACGGAAGTAAGTACCGATTTTTCTTACGTTAGCATCAGCAGCAGTCATATCGAAATCAGACTGGGCCATTGTAGCGCCTTCTGCAACTGGTGCAGCAGCGTTGTTGTAACCGCTTTCTTTTACGAATCTTACTACGTCAGAAGTAGTAGAACCTAAAGGAATTAATTGTCTAGCGTGTACAGGTCTAGTTGGGTCAAATTTGTACCCAGCTACTCTATCAGCAGG